TTCTTCCTTGTATATATTTAGTCGTTGTGTAAAGTGTCTATAAGTGAAGTTGGGTCTAGATTTATAGGATACGTTATCTGACACATCAAAGAGTTTAACTCTAGACTTGTCATCTGTCTGTCGTAACCCTCTACCAATAGATTGTAGCACTCGTACTCTACTTTTTGATGGACTTGCGAACACGATATTGTGGATATTCCTAATATTAATACCTGTAGAAAAAGTACCATATGAGGCCACAATGATTGCATCTTTTTCAAGTTCAGTAATTGCACGAATCTTTTCCCTCGTATCTGTAGTTGTTCCACCATACACAAAGAAAACTTTCCTGTCAAGTTTTTTTAATTCATTATATAATAAACTTCCATGCTTTTCAACTAACTGAAATAGTAATAAGGTGTTTCCTGTAATACTCTTACACAATTTTTCAATGAACTTATTTCTCTTTGGGTGTGATACAAGATAATTTATTTCTTCTGCATATGTATAATACCGAACTCTTTGAGCTTCTTCCTCTGTGTGTTTCAATACAATACAATCAATATCTAACTGTGCAAGAGTTCCCCTGTCGATTAACTCCTTCGTTGTAATTATCTTCTTAACTTGACCGAATAGCCCTTCAAGTACAAGTCTATGTGTTTGAGTTCCGTCTAAAGTTCCTGTTAAACCGAACCTATATTTCACCTCTCCTGACTTCGCCATAATATCTGTTAGAGATTTTGCTTTGAATAGATGAGCTTCATCTCCTATGATGCAACCATATTGTGCAAAGTAAGGTCTGTGTAATTTGTAAATAGATTGCCATGTTGATATAACCACAGGTTTCTTAGAACCTTTGTCTAAACCAGCATACACTCTGTGAATGTATTCATCTTTCCAACCATAATCAATAAAATCAGCATACATCTGTTCAACTAGTGATGTGGTTGGTACAAGTATCAAAGTTTTTAAACCCATCATATTGTAGTAACGAATAAGTGTGTATATTATGAGTGACTTGCCTGAAGCAGTAGGAGATAAAAGAAGACACCGATTTGATTGTATAGCGTGATGTATGGCATCAATTTGGTAGTCACGAAATTCAATGGACTTCCCCCTAGATGTCGGCCGTAACGATTCTGCGAACTCTCTAACATTCTCACGAATAACATTCCTGTCATTTTCTACTCCTTTTTCTAGTGTATATTCTATTGACTTTTTTGTACAATACTCTTTTATATATGGTAATAGTCCAACATATATTCTTCCATTATGTGGAGAAAATAATCTTATCTTTCCATCCCACATACGATTTCTGAACTGTGGCATAAACTTAGCGCCTGGTACTTCAAACGTGAAGTAATCAGATAGTTCTCTAGAAACGTCTTCGTCTACTTCTAACTCTAAGTAAACCTCATTTATCTTTGAAATTTTCATTACATCAACCAACAAGTAACACTATATCTAGTTCCTTTTTTAACTTGTAAAACTTCGTGTGGATACATAAAGTTTGAAGGGAATATAATTGCAGAACCAGCTGGGGTTTTATAGAGGTTGTCTGCAATTTTTATCTCTCCACCCTCATAATCATCATTTAAAAATAACAATACTGTAACTTGTGGATATCCATATTTTTGTCCATGACTATGATGAATTAAGTCAACATGATTAGACATAAAACAACCCTCACTATATTTACTAATACGAAAGTCTGTATGATGTTGTACAGTAAAGTTTGGAAAGTCTTCTTTATATATCTCATGTGATTTTTCATAAGTTTTTTTGAGTCGTGCATAAAATTTATATCTTTCTTTTATCCAACAATCAACACTTACAACTCTTTCAAGTTTTACAACCTTACCACTATCGTGTGTAGAATAAGCTGACTTTTCATAATCAAATTTGTAATTTATCATATCATTACATAACTCTGGGTCTACCACATCTGTATATAATTTAATATAATCATTTACCTTTTTCATCATTAATCCTTATAAAAATCTAATCTTTGAGCATTTGCATCACTTCTATATGTTTTAAAAACTATACAAGTTCTTAATCTATAACATTGTCTAGAAACTGACATAGCTTGATGATTTAATTTTGCATTAAAAACAAATAAACGATTACCAATATAATTTACATATTTTTCTATTTCTGTTTCTTGTGTGTTCCAAAGTGCAGTTCCACCTAACCACTCTGGCTCCCAATCAAGTATAGGATAATATATCATTGTAAAGTCACCATCATCTGTGTGTAAATGTGGTTCTATTCCATGTGTATGTGCATTACAATATACTCTTTTAAATTGTGTAACTTTATATTTATTTGCAAAATCATATTTATTTTTAGCAATATCCCATATATGATTGATAAAAGTATAAGGTTCGTTTATTACGTCATTTCCACAAAATGTATGCCAATGTTTATTAACTTCACCCTTTTTAGAATTATAATCATACTTCCATGTCATATTCTTCATTTCTATATCAATGAATGATGCTGTATCATTATCTAATACGTTGTCGTATATATCGTATATCATTAGTATGTTACTCCTGCTTCAAATTTTCTCCACTCAATAGCGTTCTTAATATCCCAACCACGATTATCAACTGACTTGATAACTCCTTTGATATAGTCTATTACTGTTTCTAAATATCCTACTTTATTCTCTGCGTTTATTATATCTTCGTCTGAAGTAATATAAACTGCTAAGTCTGTCTTGAGGACTTTGAGATCAAAAGGTTTGGTTGCATATATTTTCGCATCAGCTTTACCACCATAGTATTCCCACTTCTCACGATACATTCGTTTATAATCTCCTTTTGCTTTATACAAAAGAAGTTCGTATCTAGATTTGTGGTCTAGGTAGTTTGCTTTAATTTCTTGGTTTTTTAATGATTCGGTATCTAGGTGTTCATTATCTACTTTCAAGTCTCTTTGGACTTGTAGTTTCAATTCGTCAAGGGTCATATTATCTCACTTATAAAGTCACTATTTCATATAATTTGTAACGAAAATCAATCGTTGCCGTCTGGTATTCTACGTCTGTTGCTTGTTGGTTATAATCTAATCCAGTTAAAGATACTGGAAATAAATCAGAGTATCTTACTTCTACTATAGGATTATTTTTGTTAGACAAAATTGTTAAAGTTGCATCTGAATAAAAAGACCTATCAGCAGTAGCTTTACCCACTTTACCAATATCAGTATTTCCACCAGCTCCAGCAGTAGGAGTATTAGAACCAGTTGAACGAAAATCTGTAAACTGCGTTCTATTCTTTGGAAAACCAATACCTAACAACCAATTATGTATGGAAATATAATTTTCTAGTTGTTCATCTACTATAAAAGATATTGAAAGATTTTCGTATGTTATCTTATCTCCAATTAAAGGAATATCTGTATATGGTGTAGGTATAATTAACTCACCTAAACTTATGCCAGGTAAGTTTGCAGATGTAGTAAAGAACTCAACCTTTGGTAGTTGATTGATACCAAATTTAAACTGTGTTGGACTACTATAATCTAATACAGTTGGTTGTCTTGATAATGGTGATGTTATTGTTGTCATACTAGTATTTATAACAAAAAAAAAGAGGGAAATAAATCCCTCTCTTTTTAGGTTGGTTAAAACCGATATTACATAAGATTAGAAACTTTAACTTTTCTGTAATACTTGTTAGTTGCACTAGTAATTGTAATCGCACCATCAGCACCGGCAGCCTTTGTTCCTGTGTGGAATGGGTTTGCAGCAATACCATATCTAGTTTTGAAACCAATTTTTGGTTGAAATGTATTCTCACCAACAGCACGAACCATTTGCAATGGAACGTATGGGCAATAGAACATACCAGCGTCATAAGGAGAACTTCCCTTATATCCTACAACATAGTATTGTGATGCAGATACGTTTGCAGCATATGGGTCTACATATACTTTATATCTACCATTCATAATACCAGCAAATGTTGTTGTTGTATCATCAACATTCAAGTTGTTGTTTAGAGCAGGAGTGTAATCTAGAACACCAGCCATTTGAAGTGCAGAAGCAACATCAGCAGAACATAGTATCATATTACCTTTTCCTCTACGAGTCTGTTGACCAATAGCGTTAGCATCTCTCTCAATCGCAAACATTAGACCTTTGAATTTCTCAACTGACCAACGACCATTTGAGTCTGTATCTAAGTCAAATATACCAGCAGTAGTTGTGTTTGATGATGCACCTTTAACGGCAGATACATATATGTTTCTTACAACTTCTCTGTTTATTTCTGCAAGAATTTCAGCAGATAGTATGTTTGCAAGTTCTGTTTCAGCATCTAAACCATGAATTGCTTTTAAGTCTTGAGCAAGTTCCATAGTATATTCTGCTTTTAGAGCTCTTGTTACAGCAGTAACAGTATGTTTCTCAATACTGAAAGCCATCTCTGCGAAAGCGTTAGTTGTAGTATCACCTAATGCTTCACCTTGTGCAATTGTCATACCAGTTGCAGTAGTATAAGTACCAGCAGGACTGTCATTCAATACAGAAGGATTAGTTCCAGAGATGTCACCACCACCAGTATCAGAACCAGCGTCTTGGTTTGATAACATTGAAGGTTCGTCTGCAAGTGCTTCAGCACCAGCTTGTGATAGACCTCTTGCTCTCATTGCAAAGATAAGTCCTGTTGGCCCAGTCATTGGTTGGACACCACAGATATCATATGCGATAAGATTAGGCATAGAACGTCTTACTAATGAGATCAAAATTGGATCCCAATTATCGACTGAACCACCAGTTGCAGATGTTGGAGCAGCTTCACCTAAGAAGTTTCTGTCTTCTCTTAGAGCCTTTTCTTGGTTTTCTAAGATAATTGTAGTAACGGCACGCCTGTAACTATCCTTGATTTCTGGTAAATCAGGGTGTTGAAGGACTGGCGACCACTTTTCTTGTAGATGTTCTGTTTGAAACATTTGTTTCTCCTTTTTAATT